TTAGATGATTCTATAGATGATATTAATGAAGGATTAGATGGCATTACAGGAATGATTAGTACTCAAAATATAGATACATTAAATGAAATAGGCTCTATAGAACAAAATGCTCGAAATACAATTGATGCTTCAGCTGATTCTGCAAATCTTCGCTTAGGACAGGCATTAGATAGTATCAATCAATCCAATATAAGTACAGGCGCAGTTCGTAGAATGGGTAATGAAGTTCGTAAAAAATTAAATAAAAATTTAGATGCTACTGCTAAAAATGTATTTGCAAAAAGTGAATCAGCAATTGATAGAGTTAATGTGTCTAATCGTGCAAGTATTGATAAAATAAGAGGACTTCAAGAGCAATTAAAAGGTAAAAAGAAACAAGCTCAAAAAGATAAAAGAATGGCTCAATGGGGTACTGCTATAGGAGTTGGATCATTAATATCAGATGTTTTTCTTCCTGGCTCTGGTCAAGTACTTAGAACTGGTTTTAATGCTTATAGTAAGTATAGTTAATGGCAGACCCTAAAAAACCACAAAATGTTGATATAAATGCTTTATTTCGTATGCGAAATCAGCAAATACGTCAAGAGACTTCTGATATTGACAAATTAATGACTATGTTTGGTGAATCTGCTTTAAAAACAGATACGGTAGAAGGATATGAAACTGCGATACAAAATATTGATAAAATATCAGGAGAACATTCATATAATAAGATTAAAGGTAGTCTTTTAAAAGAAAGATTAAATCTTGAAAAATCAAATCAAATGATTTTTGATGAAGTTCAAACAAATGCTACAAATTTGTTAGGTCAAGTTAAAGGTGGGTCAACAGAAGGAATGTATAGTTTAATTAATGATTTAACCACTTCTATAAATAATAAAAAATCAAAATTTAATCAAGTTGAAAATAATGAGCTTACTGATATAATGAATCAATTAAATAGTCTCTATAAAGTTAATGAAGCAACTAATCTTGAAAATGTTATTAAAATGGATCAAACAGATAAAGCTTTGTTTGACTATTATTTACGAACAGGGCAACCAGATAATGCTGCTATTATTGCAAGAGATGAAAACACAGAAAATGAAGCAGAATTTATTGCTGTTAATAAACCTGATAAAAATTTAGCTAAAATTACTTCTTCACCAGATAAATATGGTGGTTATGACCCTATTACAGCATCAAATTTGGAAACAAGATTTAAATCAATTAGAGAAGCAAATAGTGATTTACAATTTTATACCACACCTTCAAAAGACGGGGGAAGTAAATCACCAGTATATGTTCCTGAATCAACTGTTTTCTCTGGGTTTTCAACTTCTCCTTCAACTGAAGTTTTACCAGAAGCATATGGTTTAATGTCAAAACATTTTATAAGTCTAATCCCTCCAGGCGTATTTCAAGATTTGCAAGATGAAGAAAATGAAAAATTTCAATATACAGACCAATCAGGTAATAACGTAATTTCAAAATTAACAGACCCAGATGCTAAATACGACTCTAGTGGTAGAATGAGATTAGAATATATAAATGCTTTGTATAAATATTCTCAAAAAAGAGCCCTTACTAGAGATACATCTAAAATACCGTTTTACAGTGGGGAAAAAAGTCCTGCGAATCAAGAATTATTTAATGAATTAATGATTGAAAATAAATTTACAACTAAAGAAGAACAAGAAGGTTTAAATAGATTTACTCAAGAATTTTACGATGAACCTCTACAGTGGTTACAAGATGCAGACAAATTAATTAAAGGTGAAGTAAAAACATCATCGAGTTATGACGATTACCAAATGGCTCCATAATAATATATGCCAAATCTTGAAGACTACGAAAAAGAAGCTAATGAACTTTTAAATAAAAATTCTCCTTATGCTATGGGAGAAGAAAAGGCTATCTTAGACTTTATACCATTAATGCTCAACGATGGGAAAACTGTTCAACATCAAATACTTTATAATGATATAAAAAAATTATTGCATCAAAAAGGATATGATGAAGAAGTACCATCATATAGTCCTGATGCAAAAAATGAATTTACTTTATCATCTTTTAATGTTGGTGACGGAAGTAAAAACAGTCAAAGATTTCAGCATTATAGAAAAATGTTAAAAGACGTTGCTAATAAAAATTCTACATTTCTTAATTTAACAGAAACTCATAAAAAAAGAATAATTGATAATGAGGCTATAGCTTTAACATCTTTTCAAAATTATGTTGAAGATAATCTGCCTAAAGACCTATCAAGCGAAGATAAAAAAGATATAACCCGTTATCAAAATGCGTATTTAAAAGGCGTTTGGCTACCAACAGTTAAGCGTTCTATAGATCGTTACGCCCAAGAAGAAAGTGTTCATCGAAGTTCTGAGTATTGGAAAATAGGATTAGCAAATGCTACTGCGGGTCTTTTTGAAGGTGTATCTAGTAGTCTTCCAACTTATTTAGGTGGTCAAGACAAAGGTTTATTTGACCGCATTTCTGACCACATTAATGAATATTCTAAAACATTCGAAACAGGTACAGGAATGTTTAGCTTAACTGACGCTGAAGCAAAGGCAGAATATGGTGTTGCTTTAGATATCCCATTTACAGATGTAGATATTCCAACATTAAAAGAAAATTATGCTTTACATAAAGTAATAGAAGCAGTTGCAAGTAATCCTACTAGTATTGCTATGATGGCATCTGCAATGCGTGGAGGTGGTAAAACGCCAGGATTTAAAAATCAAGCTATTGGTACATTGAAAAATATGGCATTGCCCACCACGGTTGGATATTTAATTGAAACTGGATATTTCCAAAGAGAATTTGAAGAAAATTTACTATCTCAAAAAGAAATGGCTGAACTTCAAAGAAAAATGTTACCAGATGGAGACGAAAAAGCGCACAAAGACTTTTTTGAAGAATTTAAAATTGAAATTGATGACGGGCAATATATAACAGCTGACAAATTAGATGAAGAACAAATCAACAATATTAGTCGAGGTATTGCTAGAGAATATGGGATGTATTCAACTATGGCAGAAGCGGTTTCAAGTGTTGGATTTTCTATGGGTAGTGCTGCTTTTAGAAGCGGTAAAAGTTTAGTGTCAGCAAAATATCTTCGTTCTAAATCTGGTCAACAGGCAATGGCAAATCAATGGTATAAAAAGATTGGGAAAAAGTTTAGTGGTAAAGCAGGTTGGCTTTCTGCAAACATGCTTCAAGAAGGATTGACAGAGCGATTTCAAGAAAATATGAACATCGAGTTAATGGATGATTATCTCGCTAATTATAAAAAACTATCTGAAGAAGAAAAGCAAGAGAGATTAAGTAGTGCTACTTTTGGTGGTATGGCTATGGGTGGAGTATTTGAAGGGGCTAGGGGCATTTATAATATTGCTAGAAATGTAGGTCAACAAACACCTGAAGCTGAATTTACAGAATTAAATGACCAAGAAGCGAAAGCATATAGGGAGCAAGTACAAGAAATAAAATCAGAAATAGAGACTGCTTCAAAAAATAAAAAACCATTTATAAATATGGTTGACCAATCGGTGATTCTTCGCAGTCTAAAAGATAGTAATATGAAATTTAGTCAAGAAGTATTAATTAACTCTTTAAATGCTTATAAAAGTGTTACAAGCATTCATCCAAACGGTGTTAATGAAATAATAATAGACCAATATTTTCAAGCAAGAAGACAAGATGGAACACTTACAAATAATAAAAAATTGTTAGCAGTTTTAAAGCATCCTAAAACATCTAAAGTTTTATTAAATAAATTAGAAATAGATGCAGGTTCTTTAAAGAACGTAGGCATAAGTGATATAGAAATTAAGGCTGTATTTCCAAATTATATTCCTCCAAAACAAAAAGCTAAGTCTGTAAATACTAAATATACATCAAATTCGGATATACCATTACAATCAACAGGTAAAATTAATCAAACCAATACCTCTATTGACCAAGATATTGCAGAGGTAAGTGCTTCATTAACTCAAAATTTAAAAATTAAAGATGCTACAAAAGGTCAATTAGAAATACGAACTAAGTTAAAAGCAAGATTAGATTCTTTAAAAAAGCAACGAGATTCTAGAACAAAAGTACAGAATAATAATGCACAATTAGACAGTAATACATTTCGCGCTCCATTAAAAGATGGTCAAGACCCTGTTTTAATTAATCGTGTTTTTGGAAAAAAATTAGCAGATCATAAATTGAAAAGCGTAGTTGGACCTTTACCTAGTGATGGAAAAGATAATGCTGAATACGGATTTAAAGTTGTTGGTGTATCTCAAGGTGTAAATCCATTAACAAACAAAAAAGAAAAAGTTTATAATGTTGTTCCTACACCTAAAAGCTTTGACACATTTAAAGGACTTTTTGGTAAAGCTCCTCCTAAAAATAGTGTTTATCAAATATATGAATCTGAAATAGCTATATCTGTTGATGCTAGTATGAAAAGATACAAACCTCAAGAAGGGGTTAAAGCACCTATTACCAAAAATAAAGTTGCTGAAAAACAGAATATGCCTCAACCAAAAGGTATTCGATTAGCAGTTAGTGATAAAAAAAATGGATTAAAGGAAGTTTTAGATTATATCGCAGTTAATTCTGATAATAAAAGAAATAAAGGAATTGCAACTTTATTAAAAAAAGGATTAAAAAATAAAATATCTATTGATTTTAATGGGGCATTAAAAACAGCAGGTGTATTTAGTGTAAAAAACAATTCAATTCAATTGTCTCCTAGAGGTAAAACGGATATAGAATTAGAAGACCTTATTTTGCATGAAGCAGTTCATGGTCTAACTTCAGAAAAAATAAAATTATATAAGAATAATAAATTAAAAAAGAATACTAAGGCTTATAAATCAGTTAAGCAACTTGATGAGATATATAATACTATAAAGGATGGTTTAAGCAAGGATGAAGAAACATCAATTAAGGCATTACAAACTTTAATTGCAGATGTAAAAACTGGAAAAATATCTAAAAAAGACATAACCAGCTTTCAAAAAGAACTAAAAGAAGATTTTTACGGATTTACAAAATTAGAAGAATTTGTTGCTGAATTAATGACAAACCCTAGATTTCAACAAAAACTTCAAAAAATTAAATATCAAAATTCTAATAAAAGCTTACTAGATAAAGTAAAAGAATTAATTATTAAAATATTCAATATTGATAAAACTGATAATGCTTTATTTAATGCTTTAGCTAATGCTATAAATGTAGTTGGAAGTGATATAATTCGAACAGAACCAAAAGAAAAAGGAATGACTTTTAGTTCTTTTGACCAACCTATTGAAGTAGGAGATTTAAAAAATACTACTACGGCAACTATTTCTGACCTTGCGTACATAAGACCTAACTTTGAAACTATATTAGAAGCTTTTAAGAAAAGTAAAAAGAAAACAATGAAAGCTTTTATGTCTTTAGCTCCTCGTTTAATTGAAAATTATAGGCTTATTAAATCAGAAAGTGGAGATATACTTATATTAGAAGATGGAAAAGCAATTGGTGAAATAAAAGCAGACGAAACTGAAAAAGGATTAAGAACAGAAAGTTTAATTTTAGGAAAAGGTAAAAAAGCAATAATAGTAAATAATGTTGTCAGTGTAAATAACGCTGATACTCAAGTTGCTAAATACAACATACCACCTATTAAATCAGAAAAAATTACACAAAATATTTCTAAGCCTAAAGCAAAACCAACAAAAACCACTAAATCAGGAGTAACATTATATAAAAAATTATATTCTAATTTATCAAATCAGTTTGATGCATTTGCAAATTTAATAAAACAGACTATGAATGTTGTTGGTTTATCTAAAGGTGAAAGATTGTGGAATAAATATGCATCTTGGTATGGTGATGTAGATTATACCTATTCTGGCAAAACACATAAAATGCAAGAAATGCCTTCTGAAATTCAAGCTATTGCTAGAAATATTGAGCAACAATTAGGAATTGAAGAAGGATATTTTAATAGTGCTTTAGCTAATGTATTTCCAAGGGGTCAGCAATTAGGAGAACATGCAGATGATGAAAAAATATTTGTAAGGGAAAACAAAACAATTGGAAAAGTTGCTACTGTTAGTTTAGGTGGTTCTACTAAAATTATAATTAGAAATGTAAAAACCAATAAAAAAGAATCTATATTAGTTCAAGATGGTGATTTATATGTAATGCCAGGGCAAACATTTCAAATTGAGCATAAACATTCAGTAACTCCAACACAAGGTGAAAGAGTTAGTATTACTTATAGACATATTCCAAAATCTAGGTTACTTACAAAAAAAGCAGCAAACATTGCATCATCTAATAAAGGTCAGAAACCTGAAGGATTTTTAAATATTATTGCAAATGCAGATATGGATAAAGAAGAATTAACAGATGATGTTATTACTACTGGGGCTCAAAATGTTGTTGATGATATTGCAAATAATTTAGGAGAACCTGAACCATCAACTGCTCCCGACCCGAATATTGATGGTATAGAAGAAGATTTTCCAATGGATGGATTTAATGAAAATATTGATGAGCGTGATTACAATATTTTTTCTGGATTAGGTTTTAATAAAGGTAACCTTCAAAGGAATGATCAAAAAAGAGCGAATGATGCATTTGAGTACCTTTGGTTAGAACTACAAACAAGATTTGATGTTGACCAAATGTTTTGGTCTAGTTGGAAAAATATGATGCAAAACAGATTAGAGGGGACTGTTTTTTCTAAGCAATTTAAAAAATGGTCAGACGGGTATCAGGTTCAATTTGATGGAGCGAGTGACTATACAGGCGTACACGATGGTCAGTTTATCGTTGAATTTGATGATAAAAAGAAAGGAGATTTACCATTTTCTCCTGAAGAAGCAAAAAAATTAGTAGATATTGCCGAATGGACAGAAGAAACTGTTAGACAAGGGCTTAACATAAATGATAATGGTCTTGAAAAAGAAACTAAATCAGTTAATACAGGGAAAATTGAAAATTCATTTTTTAGAGCAATAGAGTATATTCCAACTGCAAAGCAAAATATTGCAATTGCTAAATCTATTGAAGATGCAAACTCATTTGATGATTGGGTTAATCTTGTTTCTTCTGACCAATTTATAATGGAAAATGGTTTTTTCTTAGCGGGTAATAGAAAGCTTATTGACTTTTTTGATTATGATGCTGACGGAGTATTAAGAAATAAGTTTTTAAGATTTTATTTAAGTGGTTTACCTGAAAATAGAACACCAACTAATAGAGGAAAATCTCAAAAAGGTGCTATAAGAACTTTGTACGGTATTTATACTGCAAATACAAAAAATGATAAAGACCCAATTTACAAATTTCGTTTTATGAATCATCGAAACAGAGTTATTAATAGGTACAATACACCAAATAAAATGAGAACTAGAGCTATAGAAAGAACAAAACAATTTGATACTCAAGATTTAATATATTTATCGATTAATGATTTATATAGGTGGGTGCAAAATGATAATCCAAAATCAAAATATAAAGTAAGAACAGTTTCTCAAGAGGGTTACAGATTTGATGTAACTGCATTTACAAGAAGTTTAATGAAAGCAGACATGGTTCCTTTAATGATTAGAGGAGATTCTGAATTAGTTCCAATAGTTCGTTTAACAAAAGAAGATAAAATTAAAGGTTATGTACCTGAAAAATATTGGGCTGAAGAATTAGGCGATTTAACTACTGAAGAGCAATTAGAATTTGCAAAGTGGGGTGAGGGTTATTTAGCAAATGAAAAAACAGATGAATATTTAAAAGAAGTAGTTGGTTTTTCAGGGAAAAACGGGATTGCTAGATTAAATGCTGTCAATATTGCTAGACACAAAGCATATAAAAAAATGTTTGGAGATGACTATTGGAAATATTTAAGTGGTCATAAAATGTTTACTCGCTCAAAGCTTATATTTGGACAAGGAACTGTAAATCCGAACATGCCTTCGCAAGATGGTGTAATCTTCGATCCTCGTATAGATTTGGGCGAAAAAAGTAAGGCTAGAGTTGTTTTAAACAAACGAAATGGAGAAGATTTTGAATTTCCTTTAGTAAAGAAATTGGGAAGTACTTGGCAGTACAAATGGGATGGAAAATTACTTACTTCGGAAGAAGTACACGCAGAAACTTATCCAAAATATTTAGGAACAAATAAAAAAGCAAGAAGAGCAAAAACTTCCTTTTATCAAAGAGGTAATACTGGAGCTATGGCTTGGAAACATCAAGAAATGACTTATAATATGCGACCTGATGTTGAAAGTGCAGAAATATACGATGGTAATGGAATTCATGTAGCTACAATAAAAAAAGATTCTCGTGGTTACAATCAGATTTTTAAAGAAGGTGAAGATGCGGGAGTAATAAGTTATTTAGGGACTCCTGATGAAAATAAATTTGCAACTGGTGAATATGCAAATTCTGAAACAAGGTCTGTTCATTTTAATAAAAGAATGACCTTAAAACCAACTTCTATAAATTTAATTCAATATCCAAGAGATAAAGATAAAAGCTATGGTAAAATGATGCCACAATTAATGAATTATCATTCTGACATAGAAGCTCAGACTGCAGCAATAGAAATGTTTAAAGATTCAGACCCTAGAAAAAAATTCTCTCCAAATTCTTTATTGAACGTATTAAAAGATGTAATGAGCGACAGTAATAAACTAAGTATCTTTATGAAAAATTATGTTAAAGCTGAAATTGATAATATGCCTATGGCATTTACACAAAATGCAATGTTAAATGCTGGAAATCATCCCACTCAAACAGGAATGAATAAAAATATAATCAAAAATGCAATTATGAACAGAATAGTAGATTTTCACACATATGGAAGTACACTAGATATTAATATGGATCCTTTTGGTGATGTTAAAGATGATGAAGCGGTTATTCCTTTTGACCATAATATTTCAAAAAATATTTTAAATATTATGAAAGCAAAAACAAGGGCAAGTCATACAAATTTTAGTTTAGATGAAGTAAATACTTGGTTAAAAACATTAAGGAAACCAATTGAAGTATTAATTATACGTTCTCCTGTGCCTCAAAAAAATGGATATATTGTTGCGAAAATTAAAGAATTACAATCAATTGGAGATACAATAGTATTAGGAGATGGTGCAATTAAAAATGACTTAGAGGCTGATGGAGATGGCGATAAAGTGACTATAGTAATGGCAAACAATGAAAATAAAAAATTGGTAGAAATATTAAAAGAAAGACATCAGTCCATAGAGCCATTAAGCTATGAAAAAGGTGGAAGTAATTTAAATATTGCTGATATATCTCAAATGAATATGTTAATTCAGTCTATGATAAAAGGACAAGGTTCAATAAATCAAATTGCTACAATTAGTCGTTCTCTAGGCATAATAAAAACATGGTTTAAATCAATTACTATTGAAACAGAAAAATATAATATGGGTGAAATAGTTCAAGGTACAGCAGGAACAACTATGCGTGGTCCTACTAAGTCTAAAGACGATAAATTTCAACAAACAAAATCTAGTGGTAAACGTAAATGGAAAATTGTAATGCGAGATTTAGATAAAGAAATGGTATATGACCATGGAAGAGGAGTAAAAGATACAGTTGCTCGTCATTATTATCATTATTTACAAGCTTCATTTGACCATGGACAATTTTTATTATTAGATAAGTGGGAATATAGTAGAAATAGACTTTATGAAATGGCATTTAAATATGAAAATGAATCGGGAGAAGCTGAATCAATTCCTTATGGTGCATTAAGAGAAGAAGTTCTTTCAGAAAATAATTATGAGCCAGGCAATGGTATATTGCATCCAGACCATTTAGAAATGATTATTGAAAATTTATTAATGCCTACTGCTGAAGTAGGTCAATTACTAAGTGGAATTGAAAACGGAAAGCCAATTCCTTTTTCTAATCATATTGAAAAAAGTCGTCGGTATTTAGATTTTATTGAAAATAGAAAAAAAAATCAATTTGAATTTGAAACTAAATATGAACAGAGTTATAAATATACCATTGAAGGAAAAAATGAAATAAATAGTTTACATGAGACTATGGCTACTGCGGTAAGCTCTTTTATTGATGAGAATAGGTTAGACGCTAGTATGTTTGAAATAAGCGGTGAACATAGTAAAGCTGTAAATATTAAAGTAATGAGAGAAAATATTGATGAGTTTATTGAAATGGGAAATATTCTTGCAATTTCAGATGCTGGATTTAATGAAAGCGATTTTAATAAGCTTTCTAAAGAAGAAAAAATGTCTATTATGAGAAAATCAAATCAAGATATTAATAAAGCGCATACTGACGCAATTAATTTTAAAACTGATATTTCTAGAATACTTACTAAAGTTGAAAATCGTTCTAAAGAAGATAATGAATTAATAGATGATGTTCCATTTGACGTAAACAAATGGTCATTTGACCCACTAGCTAGAAATATTTATGAAAAATGGATTGATGCAACAAAGAATTATACTAAATCGCAAAGATTTCAATTTACTTTAAAATTTTTATTTGACACTGCTAATCCTGACATAGGTTATAGACAAAGGGATATAAGAATGATACCTCCTTCTAGTCGAATAACAGAAAGTAGCATTTTTGACCCAGACTTAATGGAAGTGTATTTTACATCTTATAATAAAATAAATGATAATTATAATGAAAATATGTTAAAAGATAGCGGGTGGATGGAAAGCTTATATCAATTAAATAAATATGAATGGGAAAAATCGGGGTGTATTTCATGAGTAGAAATATTTGCAATGAAGGTGAACAAGGATATAAGGAAGCTTATACTAATTTAGAAGATTTAAAGATACCAAAAGAATCAAATTATAAAAGTATTGTTGAAAAATTTGAACAAAAAGTTCAAGGCACAGCTAAAAAAAGGTCTGTGAACTTTGGTCAATTTCTTGCTAGAAAATTTCATTATAAAAAGACTCCAATAACTGAAAAAGATTTACAAAAAGTTGGAAAACAATTATTCGGTACAGATATAGAAGGTAGAAAAATGATGGAAATATTTAAAATAGGTAATGTTTTAAATAGTCAACCTCATTTGCAAGAAGCTTTTTATTATGAGGCAAATAGAATAGCTAATAAATATATAGAAGGTTTAGAGGGTGATAGTAATTTTATACTTGGAAGAACTGAAATTTTAAATGTGCCTATACCTGATTTACATAAATTTCCTTATGGTGCTATTATTGAATTTTCTTCTATGTTAAATGATTTTTATTTAGATAAAGAAAAGGGAGCTGATTTAGATATAAAAAAAGGATATTTTGGTAATTTGCAATTAGAGTTTACTCTTACAAGAAAGATGACAAGAAAAACTACTAATCCTTATTTTATTAACTATATACGATCTATTATAAAAAAACCATCTGATGAACAAGCTTTTAATCGAAAATACATGGTTCCATCTGATACATTTGACAATAGAGGAAGATTAAACTTTAAACCAAATAATAAAGACGTATATAGAATAGATAAAGATGATAAAGGAAAAATTATTTATGATGATACTGCATTAATACCAAATGCAAAAAAAGGAGAACCTATTAAATATGATAGAAAATCTCATGGAATTAATGATATGTATAATCGTGTAATTCCAATATCATTTAAAAATTATTTTGGTACTGCTTTAGCAGATAAAACAGAATTAATGGAATTATTGCATCGTTATCAACAAGGAAAAGTATTTTTTGATAAGAAGGGAATGGCTTGGCATTATACAACTTGGGGTAAGGTAAAAGGTAAGGGCGGCAAACAATTGTTTTATGAGGATAATCCTTCAAAGCCAATATATAGATGGATGAATCCAATACCTTATGTATTAAACAAAAAGAAAGAATTTGTTAATTATAATCCAAGCGAAATGGACACTAAATTAGTAAAGGAAAAAGACGATAAAGGAAATACAATTAATGAAAAATGGGTATTCGGAAAAAACAATAAGCCTTTAATTTTAGATAAAAAAGTAAGGGTAAATGAATCTCAGTTTGGAGAGTTTCACGAGTTAGTAAATGGATTTCAATCAATTTTAAGAGCGTTTGGAGTTCAAGTAAAAGCTGAGAAAGAAAAACAAACAAAAAGAAAATTAAAAATATATGAAACTGCTAAACAAAATATGGATGATGAGCGTTTTGAAGAGTTTAAAAATGAATTGGGGATAATTTTTGAAGGAGACCAAAGTGAATTGCATGGATTAGATGAGTTTCATTTAAATAGAAAAATGTATTTCCCAATAAAATACACTCATGCTAGGTTGCTTTTTGGTTTAGATAAAGCTTTAGACCAATTAGAAATGAAACAAATTAAAAACAACGAATTATTGCAAACATCTAAAATTCAAAAAAATCCTTTAAAATTTAAACAATTAAGAGAAGAGTCTATTAATAATCAAAATACAATTGATTATGTAATTCAAATGAAAGATATGTTAGCAAGTGATGATTTAGCAACAGATGGTTCTGCTCAAAAAAATCCAATATTTATTCAAACATATTTAAAGAATTTTAAAACTGCATCACATATTATAGATAAAATGCAATCTCGCTTAGATGAGTTAATATTGCATGACTATGTTGAAGATACTGCAAAAGGATTGCAAAGAAACGAAGTCGGTTTAAATTTAATGGAATTGATTGCTAATTCTCCTAATGAGCCTAAAACAATAGATTATGCAATGAATTTGTTAAAGATTACTTATCAATTTCCTGATGCTATTGGTAGCGTTCTAGGAATAAAGCATACAGATGCTGGAATGAAAAAATTATTTAATCGAATTTCTCCTGATATTAATCAACTATTTAGGAATTATTCTTCATTTAATGCGGGTTCTTTATTAATGAGCCCAACTGATGGATTAATAAATTTAATTAGTAGTATTCAAGATGTTATTGAATCGGGTAGTCAATCTTTTTTAGATGCATATTCTGATTATCAAAGCGCAACAAAATACTGGGAAGAATTAGCAGAAAACAAAGGAGGCGTTGTTACATTTCAAAAATATTTAGAGAATGTAGTAGACCGTTTTTTAAGAGTATCTGAAATTGAAGAGGGTTACTTTTTAAGAGACGAGTATAAAAATGAATACAAAAAAATGTTAAAAGACATTAATACTCTAAATCCAGAAGAAATTAGTTCAGGTGCAAAAAAACATATTAAAAGAGTTCAAGCTTCTATCAAAATTTTAGATAATAAAATGCCTACTAAAATACAAAAAGGTCTTCAAGAGTTTGCTAAATATGCAGTAACACATAAATTAGAATTTTCTAGATACCAAAAAGATTCTAAAGGAACTTGGAAAAGTTTAGCAAATGTTTATCAAGTATTTCCATCAATTGCTTTGACAGAAAAACAATTAAGAGTTGTTTCTTTTATTGTAGGGTATAAAAAAGCTGAAAAATATTTTAAAGGCACAAATGCTACTCAAGATGATATTATAGATCATGCAAAAGAATATGTATTTCAAGCTCAATTCGCCTTAGAAACTAATTTAGCAGGGTTAAAAGGTGGTACTTCTGCTTCTAAGTTGTGGTATAATATTACATTTTTTCAAACTCAAAAAACTGGATGGGAACTAGATGTGCATAAAGGTTGGTTTAGTCAATTTAGAAATCCAGCTTATTTATTAATGCAAAAACAAAAAGAAAAAGCATTAAGAAGTACTGCAAAAAACTTTGATAAAAATGTAAAAGCACCTTTAAAAGCTTATTCAAATGCAATTAGAAGTTTAATGAGCATAGTTCCAGGCAATAAATCAGCAAAAAAAAGAAGAGATGCATTAAATACTTTATCTCCTATGATAGGAAGAGGTAATTTATTTTTTGCTACATTTGGTATAGCGTCTGCTGCTACAAGTTTAGCATTATTTTCAGCTTCTCCAGTGTTACCAATGTTTGCTAGTTTAAGGAAGTGGCTTTTTGCAAATGATAGTTGGCGAGTTGTTGCGGGATTAAATTCTAAATTATATTCTGCTCCAATTACATTATCTGTTGCTTCTTATTATATTTTAAAATCAATATTAAGCGATGAAGATGAAGATGATGACATATTTTATGAAATTCAAAGAAACACTAGACATGTTACTGGTGTAGCAGGTAGTGATATTGTAACTTTAGGTTTAAAATCAGCTCAAATATTAGATAATGCAATGAATGATAAAGATAAAAAAAGTAAAATTAAATTTTCTGCTGAAACTGGAGTAGCTAGTACTGTAACTGAGCCAGTTATAAATTATACAGGCAAAGCCATTAAAAGTGGATTAGAGCTATTAGATGATACTGATATTAATCTTAGGTACAATAGATATGGTAGAGAGTATTAACTTCCGTTACAAATACGTTACAAATTATTATTGAAAAGTAGGATAATATTTAGGATTTATAGAGAATTGCCTGGGTGGTGGAATTGGTAGACACTACGGACTTAAAATCCGTTGGCAGCAATGCCGTAAAAAGGCTCATTTATAGAGGGTAAAGTAAGGTAGGTTGGTATGCCTAAATATGTCCCGTTACAAATACAGGACAAATCGTGGCAAAAAAGAGGGGTAAATTAAAAAAGAATTTCTATCTTACGGATGATGGTACAATCCAATTCCGTAAAATGATTCGTGGTAACCTGATTACTGGTAGAACAGGTATGACCGATGTACATCAAGTAAATAAATATGCTGAAGAAATTAGACATCAGCTTATTTCCCAACATTATAAATTAAAATCTCAAAAAAGAAAAAAAGCTAAACTTGGTTCTTTAGTAAAAAAATGGCTTATAACAAAAGAGGGATTGGAAAAAGAAACAATTCGGACTTATAAAGATAATGCTACTTATTATATTAATAATGGATTACCTAAGAATTGCAGCCCTAGTAGAATTAAATCAGTTCGTAGAGATTATAATATTTTTGCAAGATGGTGTATTAAAAAAGGGTATGATGTTGAGGAATTAAAAGGAGAGACTGAATCGGAAGCAAGGATACGAGTTTTAAATGATGATGAGATTAAAAGATTTTTTAAAGTTTGTGATCAAACTGATGCACATTGGAGATACAAGAAAAAACATCAAGACTTTAAAGATTGTATGGAGTTTATTCATTATACAGGTGCAAGGAGAAAAGAAGCAAATGCACCAAAAAAAGAATGGCTTAGAAAAAACAACAATGATGAATATTATTTGGAAGTGATAAAAAAAGGTGGGAACAAAAGAGTAATACGGATTAATGAACAAGCTTTAGAGGTTTTAAAACGTAGGAATTTTGAATTTTGGAATTACGATGTTCAATGGTTAACTAAGCGTTATAAACATTTATGTAGACAGGCAGGTATTCATGACACACAACTTCATGATTTACGAAGGACGTTTGGATATAGATTATTAGTAGGAGGGACTGATATAGCTATTGTAGCTAGATTATTAGGTATCAGTATAAAAGTAGCATATAAACATTATACACCATTAATGGTAAGCGAAATAAAAAACTTCACCATATAATGTATATTAATGTATATTTACACTCTTGAGTGAGGCTATTTTAAAATATTATATAAAAAATTAGGGGTTCTCCCTAATACAGTTCCTTGCTTCTATAGTAGGGGTCTGTTGCTTAAGGTTTGTGGGGGACATAATTCTCTTCCGTCCAAGTTGAGGTCATGTCCCCGCAACCGCCATATCTCCTATATAGAAATTGCCTTTTAAAAATTTTATAGTCAATAATTAATTCTTTAAAAATACAAAATAATTGCATATTTATTACAAAAGTAATATTACTTGTAGTTTGCAAAGATATTTTGTAAAATTACATTAACTATACATTATTTTTACATAAATATTATATATTTAGGAGGATTTGTGAAAAATAAAGAACTAGAAGGCTGGTTATTTAAAACTAATAAACCTTATGCAGTTATTGCTCAAGAAATAGGGGTTACTGCTAAAACTGTTTATAATTGGGTAGATAAATTAAAACAAAAAGAAAAATTACCTCATAAAGCTTATTTATTATTAAATAATTATTTAGATAAAAATTATCAAATGGAATATCAAATTTCTACTACAGTTCAAAAACAAATAGATAATCAAGAAAATCTTATAGATTTACAAAATGAAAAAATTACAGAACAAAAAATACAATTAGAACATTTAAAAGAATTACTAAATGATAATCCTTTACAAAATAAACAATGGTCTGAAATTCAAGCAGATTTTTCTACAAATGTTGAAGTAACTATAAAATCATTTAGTCCTGATAAAAGAAGAATAACCAATATAAAAGGGATAAACTCTATAAAAAAATTGTTAAAACTTACTGATAAAGATGAAAAAAGAATTTGGCGTGAAAATGAATGGTTTAAATTTGAAAAACATCCTTGCAATCAAATTATTGAAGAAGAATCTTTAAAAATGTTGCAAAAAGAAACTAAAACAATGCCTTCTTTATTAGAATCATTAAGGTTGTTTATTGGAAATTTTTACATGGGAATTCCTGTTATTTATAGTTACAACAATAAAATAGTGGTAACTCATTGTTATTTAAAAATAGGATGGAAATTAAAACCGATAACTATTTTTACTAAAAATGTAATTATTGATAAAAAAATAAAAATTAATTAGGCTTATTTTTTTTTATTTGTTTTTTTAATTCTTTTAATTCTTTAATTCTGTCTATCCAAGTATCGTAGTTTTCTACAACTAAAGGAGTACCTCTATCTTCTTTTATTACTTGTATGTCTACTTCATCAGAAGGTAGCATCCAATTTGCAATTGCTTTACGGCATTTAGCTTGAACTTTTATTGTATCTTCAATTAAAAGGTCTACTTCTTCGTGCCATCCTAGTGATCTGCCATCAGAACCCCAAGCTCTAATACATTTAAGACCTATTCCTTTTGTGATATCTCGTATAAGATATTCAAAGCGATTGCCTTTAGCTTTTGATTTACTAGCCATTATTATTTCTCCAATCTGTAAGTACATTTACACTTATAACAAATGCAACACTTCCTATTCCTACACATAAAATGCTAAATGATATAATTAACATTGCTACTAACCATTCTGCTACTATCATATTATGACTCCTTATTTAGTTTATTTATATATGCTTGTATTAAAGGTATTTCAATTGATTTTATTGCTTGTCCAAGAGTTGAAAAATATTGGTCATCTTTATTATCGTCATAATAATAGATGTAATAGATATAAGGATTATTTATTTCATAAAAATTTTTAACAGTTCCATCTGGGTAAGTAGAATAATGTATTACAGGAGTTGGGTGTCCAATTAAATGCCCATGATTATGTGTTAAATAACCTTCTTGCGTTTCTTTCCATTTCCATTTAAGACTTTTAATATATTTTTTTATTTGTTTTTTCATTTTTATTATGGCACAACCTTTCCATTAAATAATTCAATGATGTAAGCGGTTATGTTTTTCTCCTCTTTAGTTTTTGATTTATAAATGAATTTGTCGCATCCAAAATCGACAATATGATTGGGTATTAATTGTTTTGCTTTACCTATGATTTCAAAGTACATGCAAAACCCTAAAAATGTTTTATGTTCCTTAAGACTTTGATATTTACAATTCCAACAACTTTGTTTGATTTTTGTAGGTGACTTCAACGGTTGGTTTAAGACACATAAAGGATATTATATATGTTAAAGCCACCCACAGTTTATTTTTTAAATACTATTTTATGACCACTAGAATTTCTCCAAGGACCTGGATAAGGAGTTGCTGAATGGTCAATCCCTAATCCTTTTTTTAGGTATTTATAAACAATTAGTATTTCTTTTTTTTTATTCAAAAGATACCGATTCTTGTTTACCTTGAAACTTTGAAATAACATTAGATAATTCATCGTGAGAATGAACATGTACTTCTTTTATTCTGTTTTGAAGTTCAGGTATGTTTTCATGATAACAAACTTTATCGTGGTCTACTCCAATAGTAAACATGCCACTATTACCATAACGAACTTTGGCAGCAACTATTTGTGATTTTAGTTTACCAAGATTGGAATTTTGATAATTCACTTTATAATCATAGTAAATAAATAAGATGTTTTCTGCTACTTGTTCAATAGATGAACCTTCAGCTAAATCAGACATTTTAGGAATAGGGTCAATTCTGCGTTCTATGTCTCTATTTAATTGAGATAAAAGAATAGGTATGATCTTGTATTTTTTAGCCAACCATTTATATTCTTGCATAACTGATTCAATTTCAAAACGTCTGTCTTTTTTATCAGATACTTTTACAAGTTGTATATAGTCGTCAATTACAACATCAGGTCTTATTCTTGATACTAAAGATATAGTTTCGTTTAAACTGCTAACATCATCATACATAATTAAGTTATCAGAATAGTTTTCTACTATTTCTTTTTGTGATTGCTCTATTTCTTTTGCACTTGCATCGGTTAGATTTCCAGTACGAATAGAGTGATAAGACACTTTACCACTATTCAAAACCATTAGTTTTTTAAGCATTTCTTCATTGGTCATTTCACGATTCATAACCAATACTTTTAATCCTTGGTCTAATAGTTTTTTAGCAAGATTAATACTAAAGGTTGTTTTACCATGTCCAGGTCTTCCAGCAAGTACAGTAATTTCACCTCTAGTCATTCCACCTGCCATACCATCTAAAGCATCATAGCCAAATGAAACCAAATTCTTTGATTCCCCAATAGATTCAATTGCTGATTTTGTAAGTGATTTTAAATCGAATTCAGCAACAGGTTTAGTATCCATTACTTCTTCATTTAAATCACGAACTTTTTCGATTAAATCTATAAAACCAAATGTATCACTATACGCAATGCGTTGAATTTTATAGGTTTGTCTTATGATTTCTCTATGAAGATGTTTTTCATAAACTAATTTGGCATGTGTTTCAATATGTGCTGTTGTAGGAAGGTCTGTTACAAGCCCTGTTAACCAATATGCATTTACAATTTCTTTTTCTTTTTCATCTAACCTAGCTAATACTGTAATAATATCAGCATTAACCTCATCTTTTATTAAAGATTTAATTGCTTTAAAAACAATCTGATGTTTTTTAAGATAAAATGCTTTGGGTTCAGGTATATGCCTTACAACTCTATCATAATTAAGATTGTCTGTTAAGATAGCTGCTAAGACAGATGCTTCTGCATCAATTGCATTAGGCATCATTTTAACATCTTTATCGTCAGTACTAATGTATTGTTTTTTTGACATTTTTAACCTCATTTAGTTTGACCACTTCGGTATGTGGAGAGATTAATGTTTTACCCAATCGTATATCAGTTGGGTCAACATCTTTTAGGTATGATTCATAACGTACAGAACAACTGCCTACGTTTATATCAAGAAGATAGCCTTTGCAAAAAGCAGTTTTAAAATATTGTCCTATTTCTAAATCTTTTAAAAATACTTTCCCCTTAGATGGAGTCACGATAAATGCTCTTTAATTTCTGTAATTGCATTTAATAATGATTGTGTCTTAGGAGCGTTATCTACTCCTTTATTTTGAAAATCATTAACAACTTGTACTAAGACTTCAGCTTCTTCTTTATTAATGGATAAAAGATATTGAGAATTTTTAATTACATCTGCAAAATCTTCAAATGTGGTAAGTTTTTTCATTTCAGTTCCTTTTCAAACTGCAGGAGAAAGGCGCCAACCAAACAAAATCTTTCATTTGTTAGCCTCTTTCTTTCAAATCTTTTTTTAAAAAAACTTTGTCAAAAGAGACAATTCTCCTGCAATATTTTCTGTATTACTTATCTGTTGCTTACGATGGGAAACCGTCCTTTTCCCGTTTTAGGCGTGAGATTAATTTACGATAAGAGGGTATTTAATGCACGATTTTTAATCATATGACCTCTTCCAAATGAATTCCAGCCTCGTTCAATTTGCTTTTTAGTAGCATTATGGTCAATAACATGTGTAACTGCATTAAATGTAGCATATCGATTATTTCCACCAACTTGTTTTACATATCTATCATATGCCATATCAAATTCCATAATCATATTATTTAATCTGGTACTTGCATTTTTAGGATGTAAATCCATTTTACGAAACGTCTTATTAAAGAATTTAAAGTTATCTTCTTTTTTCCAACTCTTATTCTTTAATCGTTCCATTTGCATAAGATAATCTTGCAAACCAATAGATGCAGAATTGATACTTGCTTTAATATCAGCCCATTTAACTTCAAAATTAGGAAGATGTTTTCCTTGAAATAATGCATTTGCATTTAGGTCTTTTAAAGCAATCAAGTAAGTATTTTTACAAACAATTCTCACTACAGTTAATCCAATAAGCCAAGGAGATGTTTTATCATGGCTATTGATCATTGTAATAAAACCTGAATGTTTATCATCAATAGAAACTTCTTTATCGGTCAAAATTTGACTAGTAAGAGCTTCAGTACCAACACCTTCATTCTTTAATTGAACAGAAAGTTTTCTTCCTTCATCAAATTCTTTTACTTGAGGTTGTTTGCTTCCAACATCAAGAAAAGAATTAACAATATCAGCAAAACGTCTATTATAAAATGGAGTATATCTATCTGATACTATAGAAAGACATTTGTTATTATCTGTTCTTGCTAACGCATGTCTATTTTCTACAATTATACTTCTATTATCATGTCCATTAGGGTAATATAAAAGTGGCTTCTTTTCAACATCCCAAGAAAACTTAAAACTTTGGTGGATGTTTTGAGTCCTTGAGGTTGTTAAAAGCGATTTTTCGTTTTTTATTTGATTCATCTGTTTCTCCTTTATGTGTTATTTGATTAATATCGGGAGGATTAGTTCCTCTCATTTGCTGTTCTGCTGTTTCATTAGCAGATTTTGTTTCAGAGATATTTCGTATAATAGCTCCAAAATAAGTAAGTGTTTTTCCTTGCTTAGAATAATTAGCTCTATTCCAAGTAGATATTCCTCTACGAATAGATTCTACATCAACAGGGGATATACTGTATAAAAATCTATATTTGTATTCAATTGGGATTTTACCGAAATAAATATGTTTATTTACTTCAGCTATAATTTGTTTAAGGTTTTTTTGTATGTCTTTGGGAAAGTTTTTAAATATCATTGTGGTTTCCATTAATGCTTCTTGTTTGTTAGGCTGATAACCACAAGCAGGACATTTATATTTCATTATTAACACTCTGGGTCATTTTGAATTCCTTTTGCTTCTCCAAGGTCTTTTAATCCTATTGGATTATCATTTGGTTCTTTTATAATTGCATTTTGTTTACAGCGATTGCAATAAAATTGAATATTATTGTTTACTTCTAATTCTTCATTAATAACTCCGCAACTACATTTTATTTGTTTAACTGACATCCCAATCTCCTTTTTTATCTAAATAGATTTTTAAATGAATTGTTTTTCCGTCACTATCTTTTGATTTCCAATTGTGTATAGTGCCGTCTTTTAATTGAGATATGTCTAGGTTACTTAATGGAATTGCAATTTCTTTTAGATTATTATTATTTTTCATAATATCTTTCTAGTAGAGTAGAGGCAGAACAGAGACTAACAATAACATGACGTGCTATATATAATATTCTGCCCCTACAGGTTTAATTAGAAGGGTAAATCACTGTCCTCTTCTGGAACATTTACTTTTTCTTTACCTTCCCATTTTTCATAATAAGTCACTTTACTTGTTTCAACAGTTTCACCATCTTTATTGGTGTAACTATCTTTCTTTGTACTTACAATGATTGGTTTTCCAACAATATGGTCAGAAAAGAGCTCATTTGCACCTCGTGGTAACATTAAAACTTCTTTAGTTGTACCATTTATTTCAGTATGTTCTTTATCAAGTGGGTAACTAATAGCTTCAAGAAAATAATAAAATGATGTATTATCAGATGAGCTTGGGTCTTTTCCATCAACTGATTTTGTAATAAATACATCAGCAAATAATTTTCTATCTGCATAGTCAGGATGAGATTTTCCATCAATCGTTAATTCAAGTTTAAGAATATCACAATCTTTATTCTGTCTTGTTACTAGTGAAACAGGGTCTTTATACTTACTAATATGAGTGAAATATTTACCCTCTGGAATTGGTGTAAATTCCTTTTTTTCTGTTGCTTCTGTTGGATCAAAAGTCATTGGCATTAGTTGTTCTCCTTTGTTTTGTTTTGTGTTTTTAAGTGTTCAATTTCTTCGAGCAATGAATCCATTGCATCTTGAAAATCGCTTTGATATAATTCATTTAATCTGTTTGTCCATGTAGCTTGTGTTGTTAATGGCATTTTTGCTTCTTTAGCATCTTTTAATGCATTTTTAAAATCATATATTTGTGCATCAGTAAGAAAATCCAAACGAACTTGTTTGCGGTAAACATCATCAGCAATATGAGTTGCTCTATTTACAGCTCGTTTAAAAGCATATGAATTAGCTGAAGCCACATTTTTATCAATATCGATTACATTTTCAGCAGTATGAGGTGCATTCTTTTTAAATTGAACTCTTGCAGCACCTGGACTGTAAAATCTTCTTCTCCTACCACTTACTTCCTCTGTGAATTCTAATACACCTGCTGTAATTACCCATTCAGAACCTAAGAATTGTACAGGTTGATGCGGTGCGGGTAACCAATCCCAATCAGGATAAAGATTATCGAGCTTTGTTCTCATATATTCTTCTTTTACATAATCAAATCCATCTGTACCTTTTTGATATATCATTTTCTTTGGTGTTGTTTCAAATGAAGTTTTTTTTCTTATTTCCAATGCTTGTTGCATTTCATTTATATCTACAACATCTGTTGTTTTTTTAGACACTAATAGCCTCCTTTTTAATGACTGTTTTTATTGTTGATTTTTTAATTATTCTTGTTGGTGAATCGCAATGAGATATATAAGGACAATAACCTCTGCATTCCCAAGGGTAAGCAGGTGTCATGTCGTTTAATGCGGGTTTTTCACCATCATAGGCAAATAGTCTTTGCCAATATTCTTGTGCAATATCAATAAAGTCTAATGGAGCTTCCATAATCTGCATATTGCCATTATCTTTATTAAAGTATGCATTTGCCATATATACCACTTCATCACAGAACTTTTTTGTATCATTTAAAAGCCAAGCATATGTGCCTAGCTGAAATTGATAATTGGTTGCTGGATTTGGGTCAGGCTTTCTGCCGAATAGCATTTTGTATTTATAACTATTTGCAGTTTTAATATCGTATAAATATCCTTTTTTTGTTGATTTATCTACAAAAAGAACATCAAAATGTCCACTAATAGGGTGGATGGGATGAACAATATGTTCTTCTGTATAAGTTTCAGCACTAATATTTTGATCTTTGAACCAATGAACTGCTTTTTCTACTTCAGCACCAAAGATTGTTCCAAAGTTCATTACTCGAAGACTTTTAACTGCAGTTTCATCTTGAGGAGTATTGTTAACAGAAAACCAATGTTTCCGTAAACACATACCTGCTCCACTAGCACTATATCTGCCATTAGAGTCTTTACTACGCTGAATTTGATTCTTTGCTTGTAAATGCAATAAATACTTATCAAAAATCTCTATCGGATTATGATTCATGATTTACTTTTTTAAGTAGCTCTATAGTATCTGTTTGTTTTTTTAATTCTTTAAAGACATTTGGATCATCACAATCAGCAAGAATAGTAGAAGCAGTAGTTTTACTTACAAACAATGTTTTTGCTTGAAAATTGTTTGGTTCTTCTTTGCCTTCTATCGTTAAGCAATGCCTATCTAAATCATAAGGATGAAATGTAATTTTAACTGCAACTTTATCCTCAATAATTTCATTTGTTACATCATCTAATATTTTCACGATTACCTCCTAATAATACGTTTGTAGCAGAATTGATTTGACGAACATTGTTTTTTTTATTAAGAACATACGTTTTCATCTTTCCTGCCATTTTTTGTTTGTATTTGTAATTTGAACCTCTCAGTTCAGGGTGTGATTCCATTACCAATCTTTTTGCTCTAGTAATAGATGAGAATGACTTGATTCTTTTATTATGTAATAATTCAAAGAAGTCATTTACTGTCATTGGTTTTCCGACAGATGGTCGAAAAGAAGGAATAGTTTCCTGATAATATTTAAAACATAAATATGCATCACTATTCCTTGTTTGAGGTACAGTATGAAGAATGTCTTTTACTTTATCATAAATGACATTTACTTGTTTTGTAATTAAGAGATTTACTTGATTAGAGTTGTTCTCCGTTTTGTCTGTTGCTTTCATGGTATCTTTTTATTCCTTGTCTATTTTTATTTACTTTTCTGGTTTTATGTATGATATAATTTGCTTTTTCTCGTAATTCGTAGTTTTCTTTTGTATTTGGAATAGCGTCTTTTAATTCATCAACTACAGATACAATTTTTTGCACTGTTTTTGAAGATAAAAGCGTTACATCTAGATTTGGTTTATACATAATATTCCTTTGATTTGCCTCCGAAGAGAAAGTAGTTATAAAAGAGCCTGTTGCTTGGTGTAAATTTACTAAATTCTCCTCGGAAAAGCTATTTTGTTGCAGTTACAAATAAAAGGGTAGACCACGCTTAACAAATTCAATATTTGTATTAACGGAAAGGAGATATGGTGGTTTTAGCCGTAACTACCCTTATGTATTTATGAACTATATGTTGCTAATGAATTGTTACCGCTTCCTAGGTTTGTTAAGACTAGTTCAAAGAACGGTATATCGTCCCAATCAATAGAGGCAGCTCGATCAACATATTCAGCTTTTGTTTTTAGCATATTATTAGCAGTAATTACTGCTAATTCATCTTTAGTAAAAACTTTGAAATATTCTTTACGAACTTCTTCATCTTTTTTAAAGACTTCAGCTAAAACTTCTTTGCATTCAGTTTGTTCTTGTAATTTCAATAACATATCCAATTCTGCAAAATCAGCACTTCCATAATTAAGCTTAAACCATTCTTCAGACATTGCAGTTATTAATGTATCATTATTAAGGTCACCACCATCTTCATGTTTTAACTCTCTAATTGGATAATACTCATTTTTTTCCAAGCGATAAGGAGTATACATTTGAAGTTCATTACCTAAATCAATAAGTATCCATTTAACAACAATATTCATTCCTTTAGAATCTTTCATTGTTGGAGAAATGACTTTTAATATATGGTCTTTAATAAAAGGATAAGCCCATTTATTAAGTTTATTGTATTTAAGAGCATGAGGGTCTTTTGGCTCTGCATCGTAATCATCTTTGATAATGACTTCATCAGTAACTTCATTTTCTTCTGGTTCATCAAGGTATAATTGCGGTTCAAATACATTGCCATTCCAACCTTTAATGATTACATCTTTTAATGCATGACTAGTATGCTTTTTTACTTTTGATTTAAATGTACTCATTTTATTCTCAAATGAAAAGGATACATGCCAATCACCATAGCCACCATCATCGGTTACATTGTTATCTTTTAAGAATTGACCGACTTCTGTTTCATTAAAGAATACTTCTACAAGAAATTTCCAATCTTGACAGAACTGTGCATCTGCAAATTCTTCAAATAGAGCATTTTGATAGGTGTATTTAACATCATGTTTCTTTTCATATTCTCTGAATGTCTTTTCACCAATAACATCACAGATAAATTTCCATTCGCTTTCATTGGTCCTTAATCGAGCAGATAATCTAGCAAAGAACTCTTCTTGATTATCTTCATCACCATAACAATCATAATCATTGATTAATTCAGCGATATGTTCATCAGTAATTGATTCATCTTCATCTAAATGAGTATAATCATTAACCATTTCTGTTAATTCATTTTCTTGAAAATTAATAGGAGATTTAGAGATTTCAGTTAAGAATGTAGGCATTGATTCAGCTTTACTTATTCCATGATCTTTAAAGAATGTTTTAATCCAAGGATGTAAGTTGCAAAATGCTAATGCAGTATCTACCCATGCTACACTTTTACCAAACATTGCAGATAATTGCTTTCTAGTATTAATAATACCTTTATCTATCATCTGTTGTATGGCAAAAGAAGCATCTAAATGAGACATTCCAACTGTAAACATATTTGTAGACAATTGTTTTGTTACATCATCGATTTCTCCATTGCTTTCAAATGCAGGAATTTCTGTTAACTTTAAATCCTTTGCAATTGATAGGCGTTGATGCCCATTTATGACGACAAATTCGCCCTTATCGTTCTTTCTATAACTAATTGGGGTTAGGATACCAACTTTCTTAATATTGCCTTTTAAGGCTTTATATTCAGCTGATTTCTTATCAGTTCCATTTACTCTGACATTACCTTCAGAAATAAACTTGTCTGTTGCTATTTGATTCATTTTGTTTCCTTTTCTTCCTTTAACTCTTCTATTGTTTTACAAGTATATTCATAATTCAAGAAATTGTATATATCTCCTGAAATAAGACCATTACTTTTTAGTTTATATGCTTTATCTACAACCTTTTTACGTTCACTTTCAGCTTCTTCAAGCTTTTTATAAACATCAAGGTTATTTTCAAGCAGATTTTTGTTTAATTGGCTCTGTTTGTCCATTTTCTCTCCTTTTTTTATGTTCTTTTGTTGCATTGCAATGAAAAAAGAAAGCATCTATGATAATTGTCATCATATGTGGGCTTAATCCTTTTTCATCCATAATTCTCGTAGCTTCTTGGTCGATTGCTTCATGTAAATCTTCAAATACATCTTCTGCAATTGCATCAACCATAATATCATGTTCTGTTATCATGAATACTGCCTCCCATTGGATATTTTTTCTTTATTTCTCTATATTTTGTTGGTTTAAACTCTTTATTAAGCCTTGCACCTGCTTCAACGATCTCTGGAAGCAGAAAAGAACCTAATTCATTGTATAAACCAACTACATATCCATAATAATGGAGTCCATCTTGACTCATTACAAACCATTGCCACCCTGATAGGTGATAATAATGCTTATGTATAGTAGGATTTGCCTCATTTTCAATTTCAGCTAGTTTTGGTATCATTTTTTCTTTCTCTTTCTTGTAATTCTATTAATTCTAATATTTTTGCTGTCATATAGATAATTCCGTCAAGTAATTCTTCAAGCGTCTCAATTAACCAATCTCGACCATCATGTACATTTAAATCATCGGGATATTCTCTTTTTCCATGTTCAAGTCTTTCTTGAACTAGTTTTACGATTTTTTTATTGTATTTCATTTAATGACTCCATATAATTATCCCAACCACCTGCTTGTGTACATTTCACGCAATCACAATGAATAATACTACCACCATCTTCGCTGAAGGATACATCCCACCCAGGACAATCAGTTTTATTAACAGTTTTTTTAAGTTTTACCTTTTTAGTTTTCATTTTCTATATCCATTTTTTTTGCTTCATCTTCAATAAATTGATACCAATCACGAATTTCTCTTTCTTTTAGAAGTGTTTGGTATAGCCAATAAACTTTATTGTGAGAGTCAGAATATTCTAATACAGGAACAAATTCAGGGTCATCATTATTTAACCATCTTTCTTCTTCTTGTTCTAGTGCCAAACAAGCCCCGTCTCCACGTGGAGCAAAAGGACCCATCCAAATATTATTCATTACTTCTAGTTTATAAAAAGCGGTGTCAATGAGTTTATTTCCCCAATTTCTTTCAAAATAAGCAATTGCATTATTTAAATGGCTTTCTTCCATATCCATTACTCTTAATGGAGGTTCATTTTTAGGATGCCACATTGTAATTGCTCTTTTATGGATTTCAGGTATTTTATCTTCTATATCATTTATAATTAGCATTTTATAACTCCGCATCTAAATAAATGGTGTCTTCATCAGGATATTTTATAAAATATTCTAAAAGCTCTATTCCTAATAACCAATCAGCGTAATCACCTATTATATTTCTAGCTACATCTTCATTTTTACAGTTTAATCCATAATTTTTAAAATATAATTGGAGTTCTTCTGTGTTATAGCAGATTTTTTGTTCAAAGAATGAATGTGCTGCTTCAAGATATAGACCCATTTTATTTTCAATTTCTATTAATCTATTTAAGATAATAGGCTTGTTTTCTATTTTATATGGAATTTCACTTGGTTCAGGTTCATATTGTTCTGCACCAAATTGTTCATGAGCATTGCTTGGTTGAACGGCAAACCAAAATTTGCCTTCTACATCACCGTTATAATATCTTCCCATTATTTTTCCCCCTTTTTATTTTTTTTTCTTCACGTTTTCTTCTTTTAATTTCTTCGTGTTTCTTTCGTCTATTTATTTTATTCTGTTTAGCTTGTCTCATTGTTCACTCCATAAATCGCATTGTATTCTTTTTTAGCTATTTTTATTGGCATCCCATTTGAAAGGGTAAACTTCCAATTTTTACCGCTACTACATTTAGTTTGATGTATTTTATTATCTTCTCTGATTAGTTTAACTATGATTAGTCTTGACATTATTTTATTCTCCCTTGGTTTGTTTTTTTGTTTACTAGTAGATCAAAACACTTATTACAGAATTCCCATTCATGCATTTCAGTTTCAGGGTAATATGTTCTGCAATTATTACATTGTATTTTGACATCTAGCTTATTTTGTAACTCTGTTGCTTTTTTATTGATTTTACGGTAGTAATACATTTCCCATGCTAATGGCACAAGAATGATTCCACCTAGTATTGCTATTGCTGTCATTGGTTTGTTCCTTTGGTTTTATCTGTTGCTTGTTGTAAATCTTGGGGCAATCGGATGTATGCGGAATCCATAGACTGCCCCTTGGGGATGCGTAACTTGTACGCTAAAATATTTTGCAACACTTTTTATTTTTTTTACCACTATCACAAGGACAAGGCTCATTTCGTCCTACTTTTTGTGTCGCTCTTTTATATGGTGTTTTATTATAACTATTGAGCCATATTTCGTAATATTTATAACCACCTAATAATCTGATGAACTCTCCAAGACTACTTGCAACTTCTTTATCATAAGGTCTTTTATTAGTATTGTGTGATTTCATTTTGTTCCAATTGATTAATAACATGCTCTAAAACTTCAAGCATAATAAGTCTCGCATCTTCATAGCCACGAACATAATAGTCTTGAGTTTTTACTCTTTTAATAAAGTCTCTCATCTTTTTTAGGCATTTAACAATATCTTCATTATAATAGATAGTATTTGTGTATTTACCTTTATACATTATTTCCCCTTAATGTGTTTTTATATATAATTGAATTAGGTCTATTATCATCGCAAGGAGTACTATACCTAAGTATGATATGATTATTTTATCTAGCTTACTCATTTTCTTCCTCTATGATTAGTTTTAATACTTTTTTATAAGCATCAATTTTGCCATCTAATACAGAAACTCCACCAATATCACATCTGTCATATCTATCATACCATTCAGATTCTATAAATTCTTTACGTTTTTTTTCCTCTTCATCTAATAAGGCTTGTATTTGTTTTACTAGACTCATTATTTAATCCTCCTAATGATATATGCCAATGACCAAGTAATAGGTCTAAGTACTACTAGTACTATAACCTTGGCAGTTAGATTGATGATGTTAATTAGTGTTGAAAAGTATGTAGTCATATTATTCCCCATATTGTTGACTGTTTAATTGATGTGTTACTATATATAATAAATTCTTTGCCTCGTTTGTGTGTGATGGTACGAGGCTAACCACCGTAATAGTGTTAAGACATGTGTATATTATTCTCCAAATTTGTGTTTCATTGATAATTTAAGCCCCCGAAGGGGGCTAGGTTACTCTACTGGTTCAATCCCATCGCCCAATGCAATCTTTTCTTTGAGTACATCTACCATGATATGCTTAGTGAACCCCTCATCCAAGACTTCCTGCTCATTCAATCCAATCAGATTAGCTGGAAGAATTAACCTGGTTCTCTTAAACCCTGAGTAGTCCATGGTACTGACCTTGTTCTGCCAATTACCAGTCTGGTCTTTATACAGTACGAGTTCTGTTACCTCGTGTCCGTTCCAATCAAATGATTGACCCTCATTGCTGATGCCATATCTCCAAGTACCATCCCCATTAGGGTTTGTCTCGGTCATAGTGTTACAGTACAGTTCAAACATGATTATCTTTTCTTTAGCCATGATTATTATCCTTTATGTTGTATTAGTAATTAACGGAAATCCAAAAGTGGATTCCCAACCAAAGGGGGTACCTTGACAATTCTAGCTGCATATCAAAATGCTTAAATTTTTGAACTTTGGGTATTGGGTATTGTATTAGGTAAGGGTATAGGGTAGGGCAATAGGGTACTGTAAATGATCGTTTTTGGATAATACTACCTCCGTCCAAGTAGATTTTATTATCTGTTGCTTATTTTTTTATATTAACCCTTGAAAGCGCAAATAGATGTAGTTTTTGCGCTCAAGGACGCGCTCAAGCTAACCCCCACAGATGAAACATTCAAGTTTTATTTTTTAATTTGGTACTAGTATTATGACTGTGTGTAACTTTTGCTATGAAAAAATATAATCTTACTATCGTTTATGATGATACAACTGAAGAGGTAGACTCAATCGAGCAAAAAATAACGGATTTAGAATCAAAATCGAAAGAAATAGATGTTGAAATGAATTCGCAGTTTGTCGATTGTTTGTCTAGTTTAGATCAAAACACTAAGAATATACTGTTTCAAGCCGTTGATGATGCAGGTGCCATGATGGGTGATGCGTGAATATGAAATAAAGAAACAGAAAAATTATGTCTATGAGGATGTTAGTGAAATCCCTATAGGCTTACCGATTGTTCCTAATTGGCGTAAAGCTGAAGTAGGGCAATGGGTGAATGCTGATGATGGATGTGTCATACAGATTCTACGTTCAGGGCAAATGCTCCACCGAGGAAACAAGGTGAGATATGTAGGCACATGTACAGGAACATTTATTTGTTCCTCTACTGCAAAGATGGATACCGATAGACGAAAGAATATCTATTCGTTTGGTGGAAACCGTAATCATCTTGACTCGGTTAAGGAACGAAAGAACCTTACCGCACAAGAAGCTATGTTTGCTAAGTATTTAGCGAATGGCTTATCTCCTGAAGAGGCGTACTTGAAGTCGTTTAAATCTACGAACCGAAAGTATGCAAAGGTACAAAGTGGTATTTTAATTAAACAGGAGCGAGTGGTTTCAGCAGTGAAAGACGAACTAGATAAAGTGTTAAAGACTCTAGGCATTGACCTTGAATATTTGTTAGGTGGCGTAAAAGCCGAAGCCGATGGGGCAGATAGACCCGTTGACAGACTAAAAGCCTTTCAAATGTTATGGGATGCCTCTGAAGTTGTTCCCAAAAATAAAGTGACCCAGCTCACAGGAGCCGTATTCCAAGGCTTCGATGATAAACAATTAGAATCCGCAGAAAGACCTAAGTTAAAAGAAATTAAAGAAGACTGAAAAAATTTTCGGTTTTTTTAATGTGCTAACGCACAACTAAAAGGTTTTATGGCAAACATTAATAAAGAAAATGTTTCCAAAGCGGAACAAGCTCTCGTAATGGCTCATAAAGATATGCTTTCATTTGGAAAGCTTTTTTTAGCCGAAGATTTTATGCGCTCGGAAACTCCTTGGTTTCATTATGAGATTGCTGACGACAT